CCTGTTACAATCATACCAACAGTGATTGTTCCGTTGTTTCCATCCAGAACCACGTTGGCTGAAGCACTGACTGCTCCGTCAACATCCGCATTAGCTGTGCCATCTTTGCCTGTGTAGGTGATGGTCTCGTCATCAATCACGATGGTGCCTGATGTCGGAAATGCCTCTGCGTCTGTGATCTGGATTTCAGTGTCTGTTGTTCCAATACCACGAGCCAGTGTAGAAGTTGACTGTTTCCAGTCCGCCGCTACAACGCGCTTGCGTGTGTAATTTGCATCGTCAGTATCGACCTGAACCTCTGTTACGGTTCCTGTCTCCACATCAGTGATAGCGGTAGCTAGGCCGACATAAAGATCATTGCCCGGCGAAGCAAAGGAGAGTGAGTCGTTCTTGAACAGATAGTCAAGAATCCGTCTCTCCAGATAGGTGGTTGCTGCGTTTGATGTTGCCATCGTTCTTTACTCCTGTTTATGTGCGTGGCCTATCAGGTAGACCTCTCCTGTAGGCATCGCTATTCTCTCTAGCTTCACCCAAATCTTTTAGCCGTTGCATTTCTTGAGCAAAACGCTGCTCATACAACTGCATCATGTCTTGCTCACCTTTCATGTAAGTATACGCTTCTACTAGCGAACCGTAAAGAAGAGCATTCGGGGCATTCTCACTAAGCCAAGATGTGCCAGAAGCCGCCCCGGCGGTGATGCTGGCTGGACGATAATAATAATGCAATTCTACGTCATAAGCTAAGTTAGGGGTTGGGCCAACGATGAAGTTATTTACGTCAAACACGCTGTAATACTTAGGTGTCGTATTAATGCCCGCATCGACAGCGTACTGCTGCACGAAGTTCACATCCTTGTTTTCAAGAAACTCTTTGTAATTCGTGGTGGTAATCTGGAACGAGAACGGAGCCAGATAATCAGTAGGCACACTAAGATAAGGGTCACCAACGGTAAGCTGGGCTGTGGCGTTCTTACGGAATAACTCAAGATCAACAAGCGTAAAGATACGGTCTTCTGCACCACGGATAAATACCGGCAGGTTCGTTACAAAAGACGTTTCAGAGTTCTCTGTGAAGTCCTGAATAGAAGTCTGTAGTTGTGCGTATGTAAAACTCATTTATATCACCAATGTCACCGGACCTGCTGTGGCTGTGCCGCCGCCACCCCGTTGATTCCCTGTTGTAGCAGTTCCTGACGCTGCGGTAAATGTATAGCTGTCTGTACTAATAACTGTTATAACATACCCAGTTGCCTGTTCAATTACTGCTTTTGTAAAACCATCAAATCCAGCTACATCTCGAAAGCGCACAATACTTGCAGTGACTCTACTATGCGCTTTTTCATACACGGTAATTACTGCACTGCCTTGAGCACTGCTTTGGAAAGGGTTCAGCGGTAGGAGGGACTCTACCGCTGATTCTGTTCTTTGATTCGGTCGTGGCTCAAACAATGCCTGTGGATCTGGGCCCGGAGTAATTGGCTCTAGCTGCTCATGTTTAGGCTCATACTCGTCTGGGCCAACTTTCAAACCATTCCACTCTTTTACCATTTCAGCCAAACGGTATCTAAACCCGGATCGATCCGAGATTCCCCAAGCATTTTTACCAGACGCATATTTAGCCATTAGTTAACCCGTAAATACTGTATGCTCGGCTGTAGTTTTAACGGCACACGATCTTCATCTTCATCCGCCGCACGTTGGAATTCTTCTTCATACACAGCTTTCAATAGCTGAATCCGTTCAGGGGCTTTTTTCATTGCAATATAATAAGCCAGCCCGGCAATCATACAAGGCAAAAAACGGAAAGGGGCGTCTGTCGTGTTTACCAGTGTAGCTGCATCTTCAATACGCTTCACATAATAATAAATCAATGTATCGGTTGAACTATCTGGTGTCGCCCAAAGTGTTATTTCTGGAATAGTTTGCCGATTAAAAAAATACTGGCTAGGGCGCCCCTGAGTTATTTTGTTGGGCAGCGTTAAATACTCTCCTCTAGACATTCTTCCTAGCTCATAATCGACCCCACCCCTACGGAGGACAACCTCAAGAAGATCTGTGTAATCGTCACTAAAAGCATATGTAGCTGTCCCAGCGGTCAGCGCTTGTGTGCCTTGTTTTACAGTCCAAAGATTGACACCGCGATTAGCCCAATCCGCGAACATAAGATTTAATGAACGACGCGCTGTTTTAAAGTCATACCCAGTGCGGGCTTCCAAGCCACAACGCTCGTAAGCCTCTTCGATGATTTCTGCTACATCAAGCTCGAAGCTAGTTGTACCCGAGGTTGCCATTTACTTTTTCCTTTTCAGTGGCTTTACACGGCGTGGCTTGCCAGCCGGTTGACCAAGACGTTTCTTCTGCGATATTCTACTACGTTTTTCAGCGGTTGTCATTTCTGATGATGTTTTAGGGGTCTTAGCAGAAACACGCTTGGAGGGGCGGCAATATGGAGTACCCCGTTTTTCACTCTTGCCACGCCCACACGCTTTCCCGGTGCGAACATCCTTCCATTCTTCTTTGAACCATCTCTTAAGGGCCGCGCCCTTTTTAGTTTTTCGTACTGCCATGTCTCAGTCATACCTACAAAACAACTGCAAATAAATAAATAAATAAACCTATAGACACTGTTGCGATTGCCGCGACGAGAGCTATCTGCTTCATCATCTCTTCAAATTCTCTGGCTTCTTGCAGCTTTCTCCTGCGTTCAGCCGCCGCTGCCTCTTTGGCTTCTTGAATTCGTTTAGCTCTTTCAGCAACAATGCCCTTCCACGTTCCGGGACCAAACCTCATGTCCACTAAAGTAGCCACTTCTTGTAGCTTTTCCGCCGCAATTTTGGCGTCTATCATTTCTTTTGCAACAGTGTCTACGCCGAACTGATCACCTAAACCACCACCTGCTTTTTTGTTTCTAGCTTGCTGCGCCTCTTTCTCTCCACGAAAAAGATCATCAATTTGACCAGCTATTTCACCTATGTCTTTAGCAGTGCTGATGTTGTTTTTTATGAAAGCAACAGACTGCTGAACCAAAGCAATACCTGTTAAAATTTCTGCAATCGGCATCTTTATCTCTTCGGTATAGGTTTACAAATAGCTACTATTTTTGCCCTCCTTCCGTCAGTAATAGGCACCGATGGTTGCTTCGATAACCGTTCAGCAAAATAGATACACTTATCTATGTCCGCGAACCGCTGTGTTTGATCTATTAATTGACCCCCCAAATATACTGTTAATAAAAATTCTACCACGGCTTCAGTTTTACTTGCCCACTATCAATATAGTTTGGTTGTACGGTACTTGTAGGTTCCGCCTGCTGCTTTCTTTGTTTTGTTGCCCCAGTTGGCTGCACCGACTTTACGGCACTTGGCGATTGCCCCGCTTGCATACGCTGACGGGAAGACCTTATAACGGCGCTTAACCTTGCTGTAACATGCATCTTTTTTAGACCCCGGTTTACTGATTTGTTTTGACATCGAGCCTCGCGAGATTGCCATTTCTTTTCTCCAAGTAATCACCCCACAAGACAGTTAGTATCTCGTGGTTTTTGTCTACCTTCACAGCAATAACTGCCGTGTCGGTTTTTAAATCCATGATTGAAACCCCAAGCCAGCCTAGAAAAGCCAGCAACGCTCCGGCAATGAGTTTGTTGTCCATTAGCACTTCCATCTTCTTCTCGCAGCGCAAATACGCTTTTTAGGGGTTTTGCTACAACTAATACCGTGCATCTTCATTTGCCCGGCTGACCTAGAACAGTAAGATTTCTTGCGCTTGCCGCCGCCCGGCTGCGGTGCCTTGAGTTTTGAACCCGTGGCCCGGTTGTACTTAGCGCGGCCTTTGGCAGTTAATCCAGCACCTTGAGATGCTGGCAGCTTCTCACCGCGTTTAACTGATAGACTAACAGATTTTTTCTTTTTTGTCGCCATCAACGACCTCCTAACTGAATGAACACAGTTATAGAAGTATTTGCAGGTAGAGTCACATATAAGCCATCTTGAAATATAATGCCGTCACCCGGTATCCGCATACCAAAAGTACCTACACTTTTTTCATCTACTTCCAGTACAACAGATCCAGAAGCGGCAGAATCATTGTCGTACAATATGATGTTTCCAGATGTCCCGCTGCCGTGGTTTACTATAAAACCTTTAAAACGCCCCCGGCAGTTCGCGAGAACTCCGGAAGCGTGTAAGTGTTTTGCGGTGACTTCATTACCAGCCATTACTAGGCCAGAAAAATAGTCAGTGTTGTCGAGCCGCTAATCGCAGAAACATGCACCCCCTCAGTGGCAATAATGCCATCATCGGGGATATATACTTCATTGTACCCAGCGGGAAGAGTCTGAGTAAGCAGAGTCTCTCCTGACGCGGAGCCATTTTTTAGCGTAAACGAAGCTACACCCGAAGCAATGTAACAGCCAACAGAGCGTAAACGAGATCGACCGGGGCCGACATCACCTGTCGCTGTAGCTGAATAGGCTTTTAATGGACCAGCCATCTGAACCTCCTATTAGCTAAGAGCAGCACCAACAGCAGTTACCCAAGCAGCACCTGTGTTGATTACGATGCAATACTCGTTGTTGCCCGCGCCGTTGTCGCTGACCATATAAGCTGTTCCAACAGCAACATCGCCAAAAGCTGGCAGATTTGCGGTAGTTACAACGGGGATTTGGAAACCAGCGTTTGAACGTACTGGTCCTGAGAAAGTAGATAAAGCCATTTAGATCTCCTGTCGTGGCTAGTGTCAGCCCCACAATGGGACTGTCAGGAATAAAGATTAGTATACACAAAAAAAGGGCGGCATGGAAGCCGCCCTTTCGTACTCATTTTGCCTACGCTTATGCGCCCGGTGAACCGAACACAGTGCGTGGGTCTGAGAAGCCGAAGCTGTAACGCTCACGAGCTTTAAACCGCATGTTGCCAGTGTCGAAGTCTGGATCCATTGCAGTTGACAAAGCCATGCGCTCAAAGTGCTTGAAGCCGTTTGGCGCATCAGTCTTGATGAAGAAGGCGTCAGTGTCGGTTAGGAAGTCGTTGACTACATAACCTTCTGGCAGCATTCCTGAAGACTTGATGGCGTTGATGTCGTTGTCGGCTGTACCAACCCGAAGGTTTGATACAAGCAAACGCTCGGCAACAAACTGAAGCTGGCGAGGAATGATCAGCTTCATGCCACGGAGGGCAACAATCAGGCCGCGCTCATCCACAAAGCCAGCGATGTTGATAAGAGCGTCTTCCAAGGAAGTTTCGTTCAAATCAGCAGCTACTGCTGGCTCGTTGGCAAAAGTACCGCCAGATGTAAGCGGGTGTGATGCGTCACACAGAGCAACACCGTCACCACCAGCAAATGCGCCGGCAGAGAATGCGTTGTTCAGGATAGCCGCAGCTTTAACCTGCTTTGTGTGTGCCATCGAACGAGCGAGGGCACGAGTGTAACGAGATGCCAGACGATCATAAAGATTGTCTTCTACAGCTTCCTCAGTAATTGAGAAGGCCATAGCAACTGTCTCGTGGTTGTACCGAGCAGTGTAGGCTTCTTGTGCATCATCATATGATACACCTGTGCCTTCACCTTTAGTCGGTGCAGCCCCGAATCCAGACAACATTACCTCTTCTTCAAACGCACGGTCAGATGACTCTGTGTCGAAGATTTCGGAATGCTGGTTCTCGTACCGGTTGTATTCCATACCAAAGAGAGCATTTAGACCGGGCTCTAGTTCTTTGGCGAGTTGTGCGCGAGAAATAGCCATATCTAAACTCCCTTAAGCGATTGCCGCTTCAGAATCAGCCTGAAGCAGTGCGTGGTTATTAAGCATCACAATCATAGGAATACCAGCGGCTGCGAAGTCTTGGTTCTCAACGTCATCAAGAATACCAACGATCTTCAAAGGAAGAGAGGTATTTGATGAATCAAGAGTTGCGACATCGAGTTGCGCGCTAGAAATGCCAGTGGTTGTGCTGCCGCTTGCACCATTTGCGAACTGTGAGTTCTCAAAAATGGCAGCTACAGCAGTAGCTTTGTCTGTGATGGTAGCGTCTGTTGCAATTATAAAGCGCTGCATCGGGTTGTCGTACACATATCCGATAATATCGAAGTTTGTGTTCGCACCCGAACCGGGCCAATAATTTGAAAAGACCTTTTTACCAGTCACGGAAGAAACATACTCACAGCCAGCGAATACGCCTACGGGAGCTTCAGTGTCTCCGGATGCAGAACAAATAACGATTTCACCACCGTTATCCGCTTTCACCATTGACCCCTGATAGATCGCGCTTGCGCTGCTGTCGATGAAGTATGCGTTTGTACCGCTAGTAGCAGGTGTGCTACCGGCAGTATTTATCGGCTTGAGGCCGAAGGCAACATTAGTGTTTGCCATTGCTTACTCCTTATCAAGTGTGGGGGTTAGTCCTTGCCCCCGAATGATACACGACTTTTCCGTTCATTATGAATCGGCATTGAGGGGTGTTGTTCCCTCATCAGGTTATCGTCCACGGCTTTCATTTGATTGCGGGTCTGCTCCCGGTAATATTCAGTTCTTTCATCTACCGTTTCTTCTGGAATTCGAGCAAGCATTAGTCCGCCTACTCCGATAACTCCAGCATGTTTACCATCTTCAATTGTTGGATAACGGTCGGCCAGTTCAGGATATTCTTCTGCCCTTACTGGTTCCCACCCTTCCCGGATCTTTGCATTCACATTCAACTTGTCATCTTCACCACGAAGGGATGTACGAATCCAACGATGCTTGTAACCTGCTGGTGCTTCCGGTGCCTCCAACTTAGAAGGCGGTGTCCACGGCTTACGCCGTGTAGTTTTTGCGCGAGTTGTTGCTTCGCGAGTTGTTCTATCAGCCATTGTTTTAATCCTTCACATACTTTGCATATTCTTCAAGCGGAACATTCAGACGTTTCGCAATTGATATTTGCGAAGGAGTCAACTTAACTGTTCTGCGCCCCTTGGATGACGACTTAGAAGCCGTGGACTCAGCAGAAGCGACTCTGGGTCCCGCATCCCGTCTTGAGTTCTGAAACTTGTGTGGAAACTCAACACGGACTCTGCGATCTAACTCAGTATAGTACTCATCGGACGTTGGGTCAAACCCCTCATCCTCAATTAATTGACGATGTATGCCAAAAGCAGCATATGTCATGGTCTGATCTTGCCCAAACCAGTTGTTCTTTTCCGCCCAAGCCTCAGCTTTTGGATCTGGCCTAGCCGGCGCCGCTCTTTGTGGAGCTTGTGCTGGGACTTCTTGAGGAGCTTGTTGACGGGCGGGTGCTGCCTCATTACGTTGTTTGATTTGATCGTAGCGAGACCGCTCCATGGCAAGACGACTGATGTTTTCTTGCGCCTCAAACATGGCGTCAACATCACCCTCGTCATGAGCTTTTCTGTAAGCTTCTTTTGCTGCTATCACCTGAGACTCTAACCGCGTCCCAAACTCACCAACATAAGACTCATCTAATTTTGTTAGACGATGCTGTAGCTCATCATTTTGTTTTTTTACCGCTTCAGCGTACTCAATAGCCGCCTGTCTCTGCCGCTCTTCTTCACGATACTTGCTTGTAAGCTTACGAATACGGCGCTGAACAGACTCGGAATAATTTTCTAATTCTTCATCATCGT